CGCCGGGTCGCAGCGCGCCCTCGCCGCCATCCTCGGCGTCAGCCAGCAGGCCGTCGCCCAGTGGGTTGGCAGGGGCTACGCGCCGGCTGAACGCGTGGTTGAGATCGAGGCGCAGCTGGGGATCCCCAGGGCCGAGCTGATCAATCCGCGGCTGCGCGATCTGCTGGTCGACTGAGGGAGGGCCAGCAGATGGAGGACATCAGTACAGCTGCGCGTGCCTACGCGCAGGCAGGATGGGCGCTGGTTGCTTTTGACAAGGGTCGCAAAGGCCCGACGCATCGCGCCTGGAACCTTCGCCAGCGGTGCGTCACCGATCCGGAAACAGCCGCTGAGATAGACGGAAATGTGGGCCTCGCGCATGCCTATTCCGGCACCTGCGTGATCGACGTCGACGACCTGGCCACGGCCACAGACTGGCTGGCCCGTCACGGCATCGATCTGGCCGAGCTCATGTCGGCCGATGACGCGGTGATGATCTCGTCGGGCAGGGCGAACAGGGGCAAGCTTCTGTACAGCCTGCCAGCCGGCGTCGACCCCCTGCCTTCCCGCAGGCCGGCGGACAGCGGTCTGGAACTGCGCTGCGCCACTGGCGCAGGGCTGACCGTCCAGGACGTGCTTCCGCCATCGATACACCCGGACACTGGCAAGCCTTACAGCTGGATCTGCGGGCTTGTGGGGCACTGGTCTTGTCCGCCGGTACTTCCTGATAGCCTGCTCGCTCTGTGGCGCTCCCAGCTCACTGTGAGCGATCCTGACGCGCCTGCGGCCGAGCCCCTGGGCGTGACGCCAGAGCGTCTGCGAGGGATCCTTTCGCGCCTCGACCCCGACGCAGATTACAACGAATGGGCCAGGGTGGGCGCTGCTCTGCATCACGAGAGCGGGGGCGCGTCCTGGGGCCTTGACATATGGGACGAGTGGTCGGCCACAGGATCTAAGTACAAAAGCCGCGAGGATCTGATCCCGCACTGGCGGTCCTGGGGCCGGTACGCCGGGCGCCCTGTCACGGTGCAGTGGCTCATCGCGCAGGCTGGCGGGGTGCAGCCGGATGATTTCGACGATCTGACGGCGGTGCCTCCGCAGCCGCCGAAGGCGCCGCGGTTCGAGATTATCAGCCTGACCGATTTCGGATCCGGGCCGCCGCCGGAGTGGATTATCAAACACTGGTTAGCGCGCGCCGGGCTCGGGATCCTGTACGGCGAGAGCGGGTCTGGCAAGTCGTTTTTGGTGCTTGACATGATGATGCACATTGCGCTGGGCAAGCCATGGAACGGCAAGAGGGTGCGCCAGGGCCGGGTGATTTACATTTGCGCCGAAGGTCAGGCGGGTTTCCGGAGCAGGATCAAGGCCTATGCGCAGCACAACAGTCTCGATCTCAGCCAGCTGCCGATCGGCGTGATCAGCGACGTGCCAAACCTCCTGACAGCGGACCACCAGCTGTTGGCGGAAAGGGCCAACGCCTGGGGCGGCGCAGATCTGATCATTATCGACACCCTTGCCCAGACGACACCGGGCTCGAACGAAAACAGCAGCGAGGATATGGGCAAGGCCTTGGCGCATTGCCGGATGCTGCACGCGGCCACAGGGGCAATGATTTTGCTGGTCCACCACGCCGGCAAGGATCTGACACGCGGCGCGCGGGGCTGGTCAGGCATCCGAGCGGCGGCGGACAGCGAGCTGGAAGTCACACGCGAGGGCGATTTGCGTTCTGTGCGCGTTTCAAAACAGAAGGACGGCGAGGACAATCTCAGTCTGTATTTCTTACTCAGCGAAGTGGCATTGGGCCACGACCCGGACGGCGACATAATTACGAGTTGTGTGGTCGATTTCGTGCCACCACCGTCGGTTGATGGCGGGAAGGCGCGTGAGCCTGCCGGCACATGGCCAGCAGTGGTCTGGAGGAGCGTGCTGGAGATGCACGAGCTGACAGGCGACGGCGCAGATTATGAGGCGGTGGTCGCGGCAGCGGTCGAAAAGATGCCGCCGGAGACCGATGGCCAGGGTCGGGATCGGCGCAGGGGAAATGCCCAGCGTGCGGTCGGAAGCCTGGTCCGCGGGGAGTGGATCAGGATGGAGGGAGAGGTGATCCAGATCATGCCCTCGAAGAGACCAAAGGAGGATCGAAAACAGGGGGCCCGGAGCCAGTGAATAAAATGTGGATAACCTGTTATGTCACACTGTCACACCTGCCAAGTGTGACGCTGTGACAGGCGGCGCGGAGGCGGCTCAAATCTGTCACACCTGGGGGCCCCCTAATAGTAAACTATTAGGGGCCGGGTGTGACAGGCCGACCGGGGGCAGTGTGGCAGACAGTTTTGAAAATAAAATTTCGGGCACAAGCGGGAGATTGTAAGCGATGGCAAAACGGTCTGGCGGCGCGCGCAAAAATCGGGGCCCGCATCCTCGTGCAAAACTCACCGACGCTGAGGTCGAGGATATCCGCGAGATGTGGTCGGATGGGCTGTGGACTTATTCGACCCTGGCCAGGGTCTGGGACGTCAGCCGGTACACGATACGCGACATCGTCACCGGCCGCCGGCGTTGACAGGACAGGCGGCGGGTGGTAATGGGCAGGGAGCGAATGGAGATGCGAATGGACACGATCGATTATCCCGCACAGTACACCACTGCCCCGCCCCCGGCGCCTACGCCTGTTCGCGCCGCTACCGAAAAACCCTGGTACCACAGCAAAGGTACTGTCGGCGCGATCGTGGCGGTCATGGCGCTCGGCTTTGGAATGGCCGGTTACCACATTGTCCCTGAACTCCAGGCCGAGATTGTTGAAGCCTGGCTCGATGTTGTTGCGCTTGGCGGTGCGGTAATTGCACTGGTCGGTCGCATGGTGGCGACTAAAAAACTATCGTAGCGCGTGTCCTCCTGCTGCGATGCCCCAGAGCCGGCGTCCTCCCTTGCTGGCTCGAAGCCCCCTCGGTCGCTCTATGCCGAGGGGGCTTTTCTTTGCGGTGTGTGCATGGGTTCAGGTTTTGGATTTAGGATGAGGCCATGAGCGAACTGCCTGTCAAACCAATGTGGCTGAGCCGGTCCTTTTGGGCTGGGGTATTGACCATCCTCGTAGGCCTTCTGCAGGCCGCTGGGGCGCCTGCGGAACTCACGGCGTGGGTGGGGGTACACACCGAGGCTTTGATCGGCCTCCTGCTCGCTGTAATTGGATCCTGGGGCGTTTGGGGGACGGTTACTCGCAAGACCGCGCTAGTTGTTAACAGCAAGCCTTCTGCAATTTCAGAATGACGTTTCAAAAAGGGCAATCCGGCAATCCTACAGGTCGCAAAAAGGGTTCGACGAACAAGGTCACCCGCGACATTCGTCAGGCGTTTCTCGATGCTTTCGACGCGTTGCAGCAGGAGCCAGGCGTCAATCTCGTTGACTGGGCAAAGGATCAGCCGACCGAGTTCTATCGGTTGTCGGGTAAGTTGATCCCGGCGAAGGTCGAGACCGAGGGCACGCTGGCCGTGCAAGTGATTACTGGTGTGCCGGAGAGCGGCGGCGATCTGGTGTGACGCCCCGGCTTGTCAGCCTCAATTATTACCCTCGTGAGTGGCAGCGTGAGTGTCACCTGCTGCGCCGGCGCTTCACTGTGCTGGCCTTGCATCGCCGGGCGGGCAAAACGGAACTCGCGATCATGGAGCTCTTGGACAAGGCGCTGCGGTTCGACCGCGACCTGGGCCTGTTTTTCTACTTGGCGCCGTTTCTCAAACAGGCCAAGGCCATTGCCTGGGCCAGGTTAAAACAGCGCGTCGAGCCGCTGGTGCGTGTCAATGGCGCGGTGATCAACGAAAGCGAGCTGTCTGTGCGCCTGACGCACAATGGCGCAGTGATCAGGCTCTTCGGCGCTGACAACCCGGACGCAATGCGCGGTGTGCGCCTTGATGGCGCTGTCATCGACGAGGTGGCGCAGATCAAGCCCGAGGTGTGGACCGAGATCATCCAGCCCGCTTTGTCCGACCGCATAGGCTGGGCGCTGTTCATCGGCACGCCCGCCGGAGTGAACTTATTCTCGGAGCTGTACTTCCGCGCGCAGTCCCTGCCTGACTGGTACAGCGCCAGCTACACTGTGTACGACACCCATAGCCTCGACCCTGTCGAGGTCGAGCGTCTTAAGCGGGACATGCACGAGGCGTCGTTCGCCAGGGAATACCTGTGTGATTTCTCAGCTGCCGGTGACGATCAGCTGATCAGCCTCAGCGACGTGCAGACGGCCACGCAGCGCCACTATCGCGAGACCGATTACGGCCACGCGCCCAGGATCCTCGGCGTCGACCCTGCGCGATTTGGCGACGATCGAAGCGTGATCTTCCCTCGGCAAGGGCTACTGGCCCTGCCGCCTATCGTGCTTCGCGGCGTCGACAATATGCAGCTGGCAGCGCGCGTCGCTGCCGAGATCGACAGATGGCGACCCGACGCGGTCTTTGTCGACGCCGGTGCCGGCGCCGGTGTCATCGATCGCCTGCGGCAGCTTCGTCACGAGGTGGTCGAGGTGCCATTCGGCGGTCGGCCGATCGACGCGCAGTACGTCAATCGCCGCACTGAGATGTGGAGCCTGATGGCTGACTGGCTGCGGATGGGCGGGGCGATACCGGACGAGGTCGCGCTCAAACAGGATCTTGCCGCGCCGACCTATCGCTATGACGCACAGGGCCGCAAAGCCCTTGAGAGCAAGGACGAGCTCAAGGCGCGCGGCCTGCCATCGCCTGACCTGGGCGATGCGCTGGCGCTCACATTTGCTTCGCCAGTGGCGCCGAAAAGCCAGCGCGAGCGTTTCTTCGAGCGCGTTGAGCGCAAACGGGAGCGCGGCGAGTACAACCCGCTCGACCTCGTGTGACGGCTGTGTGCATGCGTCCAGAGAATGGATGTAGCCTGCCACAATGCCGACTATCCGTGAGATCTCAGCCGTGGATTACCTGCCCGACATGTGGCCACTGCTGGCCGCTCACCGCGAGGAGCTGACAGTCCGCAAGGACATCATGGAGCTCAACCCGCTGGTCGAGGTCTACCGCGAGCTGGAAGATAAGGGCACGCTGCTGTCGCTTGGCGTGTTCGACGATGACGGCTCGCTTATCGGCTACAGCATCAACATTTTGGCGCCGAACCTGCACTATGGCGACGTGATGATGTGCCAGAACGACGTGTTGTTCCTGCGCGAAGATCACCGCAAGGGAACGCTCGGTCTGCGCCTGATGCGCGAGACAGAGAGCCAAGCGAAGGCAAGAGGGGCCGAGGTCATGGTCTGGCATGCCAAGCCCGGCAGCAATCTCGACCAGGTGCTCCAGCGCCTGCGCTACGACGTGCAGGACATCGTCTATACGGGGGTGCTCTGATGGCTGTCACATCGGCAATCGCAGCGGTCGCAAGCACGGCCTACGGTGTCTACAGTGGGCAGCGCTCTGCCAGCATGCAGAAGCGCGCCGGACAGCAGGCAGCACGTCAGGCCGAGCAGGCGCAGCGCCAGGCCGATCGGGAATTTAACCGGGCCAATCAAAAGCGGCCTGACGTCTCGGCCATTCTGCGACGCAACCGCGCCGCAGGCAGCGGCGGGGTCGGCGGTACATTCCTGACCGGGCAGGCCGGCGCGCCGGTGTCGGCGGGCATGCTCGGCCGAACTACCTTGCTGGGGTCGTGACCGCATGAAGCCGACCCGCCGATCGATGTATCTGCAACGCTGGAACGCACTCCAG